CCAGCAGGGGACCGGGATCGAGTTTGATGCGGATCAGGTTATGCCGCACCAGTGTGCGGGGCTTGGCGTGAATGAAGCTGGGTGCAGGTGGTATCTCGTCAATGACTTGAACATCCCGCGTGCGATTCAGAAACAGCAGGAAGGCCACGATGCTGCGCATATCTCCGGCATTGGTGCGCAGCAAGTGCGTCATCAAACCCTTGGGTTCAAGCAAGGTGTCCTTGCCGTACCACACCTCGCAGGAGTGATGCTCGCGCAGTGCGCGTGCCGACGCCACGTCGTTCTTCGCCATCAACTTCGGGTAACAGCTACCCCAGAAGAACGAGTCGATGGACAGCCGCGAGCCTTGCAGGTCTGTGGCGATTTGCTGTTCCTCTTGGAAAGTGAACGGCTGGTTCAACCGGAAGCGCAGCGGCAACAGCATGCCCCTGCCCGCCTGCGTAGGGTCCGCTGTCCGCGACATGACGTACACGCGGGGGCCGTCGTAGAAGTACCCCACGTCGGTGTCTTGATCTTCCAAAGGCAGCGGATCGTCGTGCGTGTCCATCGAAGTTACCGTCTCGTAGAAGCGCGGGAACGGGAACTCGATGTACATCTGCTGGAACGGCGGTATCGCGAACTCGATGTCCTTGGCGATAGCCTCGGGGTGATCGCGCATCATCTGTGCGGCATAGACCGCAGCCGCCTCGTCCAGCACGAACACCTTGGCGTCGCGCAGCCGCGCCTTCACCACGTTGATCTTCTTCAGCGCTTCTTTCGGCGCACCTTTGTAGGGGTTGGCCAGCACCTCGTCAATGAGCAGCGGCCTGCGCTTGGGCTTCTTCGGTGGAAACTTACCTATGCCCTGCATCAGTGCCATGCTTAACGCGAGCGCGGGCGATTTCCGCGCGGCCTCCATGAATGCCTTCTTGTCGGCGCTCACTCGTCGTCCTCGTCGTCCTCGAAATCGTCCTTGTTGCAGTTCAGGTCGAGGACGTGGCCATCGTCTATTGATTGCAGTTCGTGGCGCGTGCCGTCGCCGTAGTTCCAGACGTACACGGTGTCGCCGGGCTTGGCCCTGCTCGCCTTGAGCGCATCCATCAGTTCCTTCTTAGTCATGCTTTTTCCTTTCTGCCTTGCGGCGTGCAGCGGCGGCGTTATGTGCAGCGAGTGCTGTGGGATTGCCCTTCAGGCGTGCCCACGCGGCCTTCTCGCGGGCGTTGTCGCAGACGTGGCAGCGTTCCCTGCCTTGCTGCTTGATGTGTCCTTTACGGCAGGTTCTTTGCAGCGGCTGCAACTTGGGTGTGAAATCCCAAGGCATCAGTCCTCCAAATTGGTTACGTCGTCGGGATCGACGGCAGCTTCGAGTGCATCCGCGAGTTCGTTGAGAAGCCACGCAAAGTGGGCGTCCTTGGTGCCCATGGTCGCGGCGTGTCCACGAGCGGTGGCGATCAGCAGCGTGCGCTCCATCTTGTGCTTGGGTACCTCGGTGATGTCCTTGAACGTGCCCTCGATGGGCGTCATCGGCACCGGCTTCAGTGCTTTGGGCTTGGGTGGCGGCGTGATAGTTGGCTCGGCCTGTGGTGCCTCGCCGTACTTGTCCTTGTCGTAGGCCAGCCGCACCGAGATGCTGTCGTTGTACAGCGCGAGCCAGCGCGGGTTGGGTATGGTGACCATCGCCGTGCCTTGCAGCGTCAGGGTGTCCACGCAGAGCGTGAGGTCGGGGGTCAACCCCGCTGCGCGCATGGCGTCCATGCGGTACATCGTTTCACTCTTGACGCTCATGCCTTTCTCCTTTTGGCTTCGCGTACTGCCTTGACCAGATCAGCCAGTGTCGGGTCGCCCTTGGTGATGGGGGTGGCGTGCAGCGTGCCGTCCCATGCGACGTAGAGGTGCATTGGTCTGGGCTTGCGTTTGGCTTGTTTCATTGGTTCTCCAAGGTGGTAACCCAGTGCAGGAACTCCGTCGCAACCCATGCAACGATGTCCACGTTGCCGTCGTCCGCTGGCAGGTCGACGAACTTGAAGCGCAGCGTGTCACGGCAGGTGAACATGACGGTGTTGTAGTTGATGGCCACGCTGTAGTCGCTGCCCTGCACCACATGGCGAGCGGTGCCACGCGGGAAGTACGGCCCGCGTATCTCGGGCCACGCCAGCTTGTTGAGCAACAGCGTGAGGTCTTGCGCCCGCTGGTGCATGAGGGTGACGTGCTCGGTGTGGTCGGGGTCGGTGTCCATGGGAGCGTGCTTGTGCTCGGTGAAGTAGAGGATGCCCTTCATGGTGCGAACCTAAGCTGCACCACGATGACGTAGATGACGAGAACCAAGGCGATGCGCAGCCACAGTCCCCAACGCAGTTGCTTGTTCATTGCGGCACGTCCATGTCGAGGTACTCCACGTCGTACACCGGGATGGCCTGCACCGGCTCCGGCTCGGGTCCGAACTTGGAGCAGACGTAGCCGTCCACGCCGAACTCAAAGCGGTAAGTGTCGAGCGCCTTGAACGCATCCTCGCGGGTGATGAAGCGCGGGTTCTTCTTGAGGAAGAACGAGAGCGCCGCGATGGGGGCGTGATTGAACACGATGAAGTACTCGGCCTTGTCGGCCTGCACTCTGGGTGCGTTGTCGAGGTCGATGCCGACGTAGGCGGGTTGCGTCGCGAGTCTGGCCATGCTTGTCTCCGTGGTTGTGTTGTGCAGCGTTGTGATAGTTGCGGCGACGCGATGTGCCTACCACCACACATCGCGGAAGAACTCGTCGTACTGGCCCAGCCCGATCTGCTCACCCTTGCAGGCGAGCATGGAGGGGCTAGGGGGCAGCGGCCCCATGTTGGCAGGGTGGACTTCCGCAACCACGAGCGCGAGCAGTTCCTTGATGGGAACCACGCGCAGCCGAGTACGCGCCGGATAGGCGAGCGATCCGCTCCCGGCGTAGGCCAAGCCTGCAATTCGCATGGTGCTTCCTTGGTTAGTCGGTTACGAGGTGATGCGGGGGTGGTACGGTGAAGTCGAACATCAGCCTTTCACCACCACGGGGTGGTGTGGCAGGTATAGCAACAAGCGGTGCTACTATGTACCGCTTGTCTTGAACTCCGGGGTTATTGCCCTCGATGAGGCCGTGTTCAATCATTGCCTTGGTGCGAGCGCGATCAAAGAACTCGGGCCAGTTCTGTTCGTGTGTAGGTAGTGCGGCGTGTGCTCGTCGCACACTGTTGTACCACCGGCTGTACTCCACCGAACCATGGCCACCGAACAAAGCGCGATGGCGACGGTACTTACGTTGCGTCGAGACAGGATTCTTGTGCGCCTCTTCCTTGGCTTGTGCGTAGAACTCAGCCCACGGAATGTCCATGTGACGGCGGGCCTGCGCCTGCACGTCGCGGTACCAGTTGAAGTACTCCGGTGTGTTCGACTTGAACGGCGGTGCGTATTTACCGTGGTTCTTCCAGCGGCCACGTTGAATGCTTAGGGTCGCGGGGTTGCGCTTGCTGTCGTCGTCCTTAGCGTACAGCATACGCCGCTGGTACTTACGGCATCCAGCGCAGAGCGTGTCTTGTCCATGGTGCTTGCGGGTGCAGGCGGTGCATTGCTTCAGCATGGGATTCCTTGGTGGGTTGGGCAGGAGTCGAACCTGCACGGCATGACGCCGATTGCGGGGTTACAGCCCGGTACTTTGTCCAGTTCAGTCACCAACCCAGTGTACCATGAAGTACTTGTGAATCTACATCTTTTTGGGGTACTGCACCGTGACCTGAGATAAGCCACACAAAAGATTACGAGTTGCTACTTGCTCTGTCTAATGAGGCAAAAATTTGGACGAACACCAATTTGGGGGATTCGCGTTTTCCAAACCGAGATTGGGAAAGCCTCGCGCACACGAGGCGGTGATTCTTACTTACTAATTGTTTAATACTGAGATAGTAGTAAGTAAGTAAGTAAGAGGACATGCATTATGGTACATGCGGAGTCTTAGTAGTAGTTGTGCGGAAAAGTGTACAGAACACAACTACTTTGGGCCGTGACCCGAGCGTGGCGTGATAGTTGGCCGTGCGTACAGCCCCGGCCCCCTATTTCCTACATATAACATAGCACTCAACTTGGTTGGACGTGCGTACCCCGCCCAGTGTAACGGCGCAGAGGTCCAGAGGTTACCGGCTACTACAACTACATCTACACGCTTCCCTCTACACCGTACACATACGCACGATATAGAGGGAAGCGCCGGGGCTACGTACACCCCGGCGCTCCTGACTTCCCTTGATATGTACTACTTACGCTGCCAACTGCACCGCAGCCGGGACTTCGACCGGCGGTGTGGATGCAGCCGCTTCCCGCGCCGCGACGATGGCTTCCGACGCTTCGCCCGCTTCGACCACGGCGTTGTCGACCACCATGGACTTGAGCGTCTTCTCGGCGCTCCACTTCACGAACGTCTGTTCCACGAGAGCCAGCGCTTCCTTGTTCTCGATGGTGTTGGCAGCATCCGACGCGAGTTTGTTCATCTTGGTGATGAACGCCCGCACCAGCGCTTCCATGTCCCACTTCGACGTGGCTTCGGTCTCGCGCTTCGCTTCGTCCCACTTGGTGCCGACGATCAGCGCTTCGTGGTCGCTGGCTATTGCACCAGCGGGGAACGTCGCCCGGAACTTCAAGGTCTTTTCGGCCTTGACCCACGCGAAGTTACCGAACTTCTCCAGATACGCGATCAGGCTATCCTTGCGGAGCGCCTTGTTCACGGCGATGGCTTCCAGCAACATCTTGCCGATGCTGGTGTCGCCGTGGATGATCGAGTACGCGCAAGCCTGCTGCGCGATCTCCTGCACACGCTGGCGCGTGACAGTGACGGACTTCGTGATCGCCTTGAGAGCGACGTGCAACTCTTTCTGTTCGAGCAGCTTCATTTGCTGATTCTCCGATTCAAGTTGGACTACGATGTACTACTTAACCCGCTTGGCGCGTAGGCGCGTCGGCGGGGACTTCACGATACGCAGCGTCGCACCGTCGCTATCCCTCACAATGCAGAGGGACGGCTTATCGTTGCTGCGCCGATGAAAGCCCCAGAGCTTGGGCTTACAACCCTTGCCCGGAGCCGTTACCTTGGTGTCAAACTGCCGACACTGTAGGGCCGTACCTTGATGTTGCTTACGCATTTCATTCTCCCGTATCAGTGAGCACCACGCGACTACTACACACCACGCCGCTTTCCTGCTTATGCGCTAGAAGTGTGCCCCGACGCGCGATGCTCAGTGATACGGCCCGCGTTATGGGCATCCAAGGTTTGACCTAGACACTTTGCGCGAGCCGCTTGAATCGGGAATTCAGTTTCGCTTGAGCCGTAACGTCGCTCTCACGTCCGCCCCATCATGCAAACTACGCACTAGGTTTCCACTTGCTTAGCGGATACAGTCCCGAGGGTACGAGAGGGCCGTGGGTCCACGTTGGCGCAGTCTGCAACCTGCCAACCAACGTGCCACTTGTGGACTTGGAGCCGATACTCTGACCCGAACCACCTCGATTTGAAAGCCACGCAGGGTCCGCACCTCAGTACGATGTACTAGACCAAGCGATTTTCATGCGTCGTCCCCGTCCGGGACCGCGCCACCACGCGCCGAGCGCAAGGCCGGGATGCTCTGCCGCACCTTGCACAAGTGGCGTCCTGTACGGGCGGGTGGGGGATGGGCCAAGCCCCCCGTGCCTCGTCCCTTTTTCACCCACTTCGCTCTCTACAAACCTCAAAAATAAACACATACACACGTTGTGTACACCGGAATTTCGTGGCACTATACGTCCTCCACACTAAAGGAAAAACATGACCGAACAGCTTCAACTCATTGACGACTGCGAGGCGCGCGAATCACGGCTCACCGATTGGGAACGCTCTTTCATGGACTCGATACGCACTCAGATCGAGAAGGGCCGCGCGCTCACCGAGAAACAGGCCGAGCGGCTCCAGAAAATCTGGGACCGCGCCACAGCGAAAGGCTGAACCCATGCGGAAGAGATACAACCTGTTCATCGGCGAGCGCACGCTCCAGAGCTTGCAAGCCATGGCCAAGCGAGAGGACACTACCGTCTCCGAACTGATACGCGTCGCGATCAAGGAAACGTATGGACGAACCAGACACGATAGACCTGCCGTACCCGCTGGAAACGCACAAGACCCTGTCCGAGAAAGCGCTCCGCGTGCCAGCGGAGATGGTCTTGCAGATAGCGTCGGGACTTGACCAGCCGGAAGAGATCGCCGCGCGCTACGGCTACGACGCGGACACCTTCGCCAAGCTCAAGGAGTGGCTACCCTTCGTCCAAGAAGTGGCGAAGGTCAGGGCAGAGCTTGAAAAGTCGGGCTACGACTTCACGCTGGACAGCAGGCTGAAGGCGAAGGAACTGTCCAACAACATCTTCCTGCGGGCCATGGCGTCCGACGCGACCTTCGGGCAGGTGCATGACGCGTTCAGAACCTTCACGGAATTTGCCGACCTGAAACCCAAGCAGGTCCAAAGCAACACCGCGCCGTCAAGCGCCGGATTCAGCATCAACATCGTGCTAAACGGCGACAAAGGCAGACCCCGGAACGTCACCATCGACGTCACCCCGGACGTGCCCCCGCGCGAAGTCATGGGCACAAGGAATCCGTTCGTCATCGACGCCGAACCAGCGTAGAGTGCGCGGGGACCACATCATGCCGATCTATGACCGCCCCAGTGCCGTTGACCCCCGTCGTGGCCACCCCACCCCCGGAAAACGGACTCATGACGCGCGTGGCGCTCTTAGAAGCCAAGGTGAAGCTGATCGCATTTGTGCTGGAGGGGATGGTGATCGCGTTCTTCACTGCACTGATTGCGTACTTCTTCAAAGGATGAAGGACGACCGCCACTGGCTGGACAAGGCGCGCTACAACATCCCGCTGTCCATCGCGGTATGCCTGCTGCTGTACTACCTCGTCATCGAGCTACGCTGAAAGGAGACATCATGTCGCTGGGACTCCTGTTCTGGATTCTGATGCTGCTGTGGGTCGTCGGGTACGGCTACTGGACCACGCGGGGACCGGTGGCGTGGCCGGTGGTGGGACCGAACATCCTGCTCTTCATCCTGCTGCTCCTCCTCGGCTGGCAGACCTTCGGCGCTCCGGTCAAGTGAATCTCGGCGTCGTCCTCCTCATCGTCCTGATCCTGTTTCTGGTCGGGGCGCTGCCCGCGTGGCCGCACACGGCGAACTGGGGGTACGGCCCGTCCGGTATTCTCGGGGTGGTGGTGCTCGTGTTAATTGTCCTTCTACTCACAGGGAGACTCTGATGTCGAACGAAGCAATGGCGAACATGGCCAACGAGGCAGCGCAGTACGACAAGCAAATCATCGACGAGTTGAGCGCGGGGGCCAAGACCCCGGAGAGCGACATGATGATCTCCAAGCTCGACGTGGCGATGAAGAACAACAAGGAAGTCGCGTCCTATCTCGACAGCCTCGGCGACAGCGACGGCAGCACGCCACCACCGCCCCCTTCCGGCTTTGAACCCGTGGGTTACGAGACGAAGGAATACGGCGTCGTCTCCCGCGACGGCATGACCAACAAATTCAAGGTTCAGGCGGGCGTCCTCGGCATCCTGACCATCCCGATCCCCGCCGACGCGAAGCCGGGGTCGAACGAGGTGGCCCTCTTTGAATCTGGTTCTCCTCCGACGTTCATGCGGGCGTGGCTGTCCAAGACCAAGGGCGACACGTCGGGCAACCAGAATCCGTTAAACTACCAGACCACGCAGGGGCCGCACTTCTACGGCAACATCGGTTCGCCGGGAACGCCGTTCGCAGTCGAGCAGCACCCCGGCGAGACGTGGTACGTCATGTTCACGTTGCAGGAACCATTCCCGCCGTACGAGCCGACCGTGGCCGAGGGCGTGGACTGGAACTTGGGCGTGCGCTATTACCCAACGGTCTGAAAGGAAAACCAATGTTTGCAGTCCTCAAGTGGGCAAGTGGTGTACAGCAACTGGTCGAGATCACCCCGCTCTCGGCCACCGACCCCGGCTTCGGTCAAGGTCGTCCTCCGGTCGATCCGGGTTACGGCGGGGGCCATCCGTGGCCCGACCGTCCCGACCAAGGTCTGCCCGGCCATGGTCACCCCGGCAACTCGCTGCCCATCGCGCCCGTGCGGCCCGACGCGCCGGTCATCATCCCGCCCAACATCACATGGCCCCCGCAGTTGCCGCCCGGCATTGACAACTCGCTGCCGCCCGGCAGTGCCCGGCCCGACCAGCCGATCCACATCCCGCCCGACCCCTCCATCGGCATCAACCAGCCGATCTACCTGCCGCAACTGCCGGTAGGCACGGCGCTGCTGATCGCGCTCACCGGGGGCAACCTGCCGCTGCCGAAGGGGGTGCCACCCGGCCACGCGCCCGCTATCCTGTATCAAGGCGCAGGGACCAAGCCGGTGCTGGTCTACGTCTCGGCTGCTGCGTCGCCGAAGTAGGTCATCAATCCCCCGGCGGTTCTCCTGTGAAAACTCTTGCAAGCAATCACAGTAAGGCGGGGGACGTGGTGGTGCGTACGGGCCGGAGGGGGTGCCTAGGAAACCCCTCCCCCCCGTCGCCTTGTTTTACACTTCGCTTTGTCCCAATTTTCTGACCCTTTACGAATCAGACGCTTGTCTCTCAGGTCCGATTAATGCTTGCGCGTTCCTTGTCATCCACAAGGAGCCACACCATGAAGAAACTGATCCTCGCGCTGGCGCTCGCCGCCCTCGCCGCGCCAGCTTCCGCCGCCCTGCAACTGTCGGCCAACGTCAACGGCACGATCTTCAACTGCGTCGATCAAGCCGCATGCGATACGAACCCGCTCGTCGGCCTCATGGTCCTCAACCCGATCACCTTCAACGGGGTGGACATCATCGGATCGAGCCAGTCGCAGTTCATCAGCGGCTCAGGCAATTCGCTTAACACGTCAAGTTTTCAGGTGGTCAACCACAACACCACCGCCGCGAGCGTCGTCCTCGCCGTGTCGGGCATCAACTTCATCGGCCCCGTCAGTTCGTTCTCGGCCTCCGGTGCGGGAACGTGGCAGAACGCTGCGGGCAGCACCATCGACATGTCGTGGTGGGGCGATGCGGCCAACGGACAGGGTGCCGACACGCCGACCGACCTGCCGGGAACGCTGCTGCACACGTTCAACGATCTGGCGGTGGGCCTGACCGACTCGTTCAACACCAACCAGAGCGGCCCCTTCAGCGCCGGGGCGCTCTACAGCATGAGCCTTGGCACTTCGGGCACGCTGGCCGGATGGAACGGCGTGGCGGGGCAGGAATCGACCCTCGTGGGCCGCACGCAGGCTATCGTGACGCAGGCGGTGCCGGAACCGATGACGCTGGCGCTGGTGGGTATGGCGCTCGCCGGGCTGGGTTTCTCGCGCCGCCGTGCCTGAGCTTGTCGAGGAGTACCAGACGCGGGTCCGCGCCGAGCGCGAGGACTTGGCGGGGAAGCTGGTGAAGCTGCGTGCGTTCATCGGCGGGATACAGCGGGGCAAGGTGTTCTCGACGCTGCCGCCCGCCGAGCAGGCGCTGCTCGTGCGCCAGTCGGACGCGATGGAACGCTACCTCGAAATCCTCGACATGCGCGTCTCGCTGTGGGAGCCGTGATGCCGTCGACAAGCCCAAAGCAAAAACGTACGATGGCGGCTTCTGCGCATTCACCAGCGTTCGCCAAGAAGCTGGGCATACCTGTGCAGGTTGCCAAGGAATTCAACCGTGCCGACGCCCGTCGCCCCGCCGCCGTCAAGCCGCCCCGGCGACCCCGAGGACGACAGTAACGACGGCGACGGCTGCATCCACGTCTACCCGCTGTTCGACGGACGTGAGCACATCTGCGACGGGCTGACCTGCTGGTGCGGCCCGCGCGCCGACGACGAGGAACCCCTCGTCATCATCCACAACGTGTTGCAGTGAAGGAGTCGCCATGTTCTGGGTGAGCGTCGATCCTGCCACCGGGCGCGTCTATGCCAGCACCGGCACGCCGCTTCCCGCCGACCCCTACATCGCGGGGATACGCTATCAAGCCGCCAAACCGTGTGCGATGTACTGCCAGTCGGGAGCGGCCCCTCCCGGCGCGCTGATCCAGTACGGCGTGGCGCATGATGCAGGGGGTGTTGTTTACGTCTTGATGGACGCTGCACCACCGGTCCCGGCGTACTACAGCGACGGCGTGCTGGTCGACAAGTTCGGTACCCTCTACGGCACGACCGTCAACCCGGTGGCGTACCACAACGGCGGGGTGCCCGTAGACAGCGCGGGGCGGGTGTGTTTCGGCGCAGGCGGGTTCGGCCCGGTGGCGCAGTTCAACGCGCCGCTTCTCACCACGCTCGTGCCTACGGCAGCAGGCGATCCGTCGTTCACGTTCACGCGCGGGTCGCCCGCGTACGTCCAAGATCAAGATCAAGTTCTACGGCAAGCAAGTGCGAACGAGGCGCGCTTCCAAGGCGCGCGGCGGGTGCAGAATCGAGTTGCGAATAGCCAGAACTTCACCGACGTGACGTGGGTTAAGCAGAACATGACGGCGGTGTATGGAGTGATGGGGCCAACAGGTCAACTGGACGCAAACACGTTGACGGCTGCGACTGCGGGCGCGGCCATTTATAACGCATCCCCATTAGGTGGGCCGTTTACAGATAGGTACGGAGTGACAAGTGTTTGGATGCGTCGAAGGACGGGAACAGGAGTAGTACAGCTTAGAGATGCGAACAATAATAGCGTCGACATTACTTCGCAACTTGATGGAACGTGGAAAAGATTTGGAACAGCCACTGCACTCTTATCGCAGTATCTCGCTATTGCGATTGTCGTATTGGGGGATGCAGTAGATGTAGCCTATGCTCAACTCGAAGAAGTCTCCGGCGCAGCCAACCAAGCTCCCTCCGAGTACGTCAGCGTCGGCGTCCTCGCCGCGCCGTTCCACGGTGCCGGTGTCGATGGCACCAAGTATTTCGGGACAACGAACGGGAACAGCGGTGGCAATACCAACCTTCAAAGACAGTCGCAGACGCTCGATGACATAGTGTGGGGCAAGTCCAACGGCACTATCGCTGCGAATACGCAGACGGCACCTGATGGCACGCTGACCGCAGACACTTTTACATCTACGCTAGGCTCTTACTGCTACATCAATAGTGGTGTTGCAGTTGGCGCTGCGGGGCCGGTAACGGTGTCCATACACGTCAAGGCTGGTACTGCTACTTACGGTTGGATTGACGACACTGGGCAAAACGTACGCGCCGTATTCAACGCGACGACTGGAGCATTCACTGCGTGGGAGTTGCCACCAACTACACACAAGTTTTCGTCGCAAGTCCTACCAAATGGTTGGATACGAGTTTCGCTTTCTTGGGTAGCGCCGGGGCCGGTTACAAGTCAGATAGGGCTGTCGATGACTCCAGTTTCTGGAGCCGATCCAGCCAATCTCGGAAAGACGATCCATCTCTGGGGCGCGCAGATCGAGCAGGGGCCGCTGAACGCTTACATCCCGACCACCGCCGTCGCCGTCACCAACAACGTCGTCACCGAGGCCGCAGGCGCAGCAATTCCACCTGCAACTCTTTTGGGCTACGTCGCGGAGAATGCGGCGACGAATCTCTGCCTGCAATCGCAGACGTTCGACGCGGCGGCGTGGTCAAAGGTGAATGTGACGATTACGCCGAACGCACAAACTGCGCCTGATGGTTCGCTGACGGCTGACACGGTTACGGATAATGCAACTAGCGGATCACATTGGCTGTACGGCAATATTTCATTTACTGCGGCCCCCTACACGGCTAGTTTCTATGTGAAAGGTGGAACGCTATCGTGGTGTCAGGTCTACCTTTGGGATGGTACGAACACACATTGGAGCAACATAAATCTTGCAACCGGGGCGCTTGGGTTTGTTTCTGGAATTCCCGCAGTTGTTACCGCACTACCGAATGGGTGGTTCCGTGTAAGTGTTAGTTGGACGGCAGCAGCTACGGGCGGAAACTTCGGAATTTGCGGAAGTAACGCTAACAACAACAGTCCTCCTTCCGTTTACGTCGGCACCGGCCAGACGATGTACCTGTGGGGCGCGCAAGTCGAGCAAGGCTCCGAGGCATCGTCGTACATCCCGACGACCACTGCTGCGGCGACGCGCAATTCGGATGTGCTGTATTACCCGTGGGTGGGCAACCTCGATGGTGTAGTGGCAACAACGTATGCCGAGACTTATATGTTGTCGTCGGCGGGCCTTATACGCGCTATCTTCCAGCATCAATCGGATTTTCTTCCGCAGTACATTGACAACCTGAATCACTACCAGACATTTACTCTTGCGGGTGGTGCTGCTGCTCCTAATCTGCGAATTGATGGAGCGATAAACAAGAGCGCATCGGCGTGGAGCGGAGCAACGAATTCCATGTGTTTGAACGGCGGTGCTGTTGGAACAAGTGCATACGCTGCGTTTGCAAACGCTGGTCAAATCTGCATCGGCAGTAGAGGTGGCGGTTCAGCCCTTTGCGGCTCCATCCGCAACGTGAAGCTCTACGCCACGCGCTTGACTGACGCGCAACTGCAAGCAATGACCGCATGACATGCAAGCCGCAGCCGTAGCCCTCGACGAACACGTACTGACGTACGAGCCACCGGTTTCGGTTCAGGGGTTTCTGCAAAGCGAAGCGTTCATCTCGCTGATCGTCGGGCCGGTCGGAAGTACGAAAACAACGGCGGGGTTGATGAAGATCGCCTACCATGCCTCGCGCATGGCGGCGTGTCGCGACGGCATCAGACGTTCAAGAGCAGTCTGGGTCCGCAACACCAACGAGCAGTTGCGCGACACCTCGATCCCCGACTTTCTCAAGTGGTTCCCCGACGGCATCGCCGGGGTTTACCTCAAGACCGGAACGCGCTTCATTCTCAAGTTCGACGACGTCGAGTGCGAGGTGCTGTTCCGTGGCCTCGACGACGCCAACGACGTGCGCCGCCTGCTGTCGTTGCAGGCCAGCTTCGCCGTCTTCGACGAGTTCCGCGAAATCCACAAGGACATCTACGACGCGATGCAGGGTCGCCTCGGGCGCTACCCCGACAAGATGATGGTGAAGCACCGTCCCGAGTGGGGCCGCGACGCGGACGGCCACCCCATCGCCGGATGCGTCACCGACGCGGGCGAGCAGAACAAGCACCTGTGGGGGATGAGCAACCCGCCCGATATGGACACCTTCTGGGAACAGTTGCTCACCAACCCGCCCGAGAACGCGGCGGTGTTCATGCAGCCCTCGGGCCTCGACCCCACCGCCGACTGGCTGGAGTTCCTGCCCTCCGGGTATTACGCCAACCTGATGGTGGGCAAGACTGAGGACTGGATCGACGTCTACATCAAGGCGCTGTTCGGGAAGAGCCTCGCCGGTCAGCCGGTGCATCGCTCGTTCAAGGCTGACTTCCATGTCGCCAAGCAACCGCTCATCGCCTTGCGGGCGGGCGACAACATCCTCGTTGCCTCGGACGCGAAGTATCCGCTGCTCATCGGGGTGGACTTCGGCCTCACCCCGGCAGCGGTAATTGGTCAGATGGATGCACGCGGCAGGCTGCTGGCGCTGCGTTCGTTAACCGCCGAAGGGATGGGTAGCTTGCGCTTCATCCGCGAGCGCTTGAAGCCGATTTTGGCCAACGAGTTTGGCGGCATCCCGGTGCTCGTCATCGGCGATCCGGCAGGCATCCAGCGGGCGCAGACGGACGAGCGCAGCGTGTTCGACGTGTACAAGACCGAGGGCTTCCGCATCATCCCCGGCAAGACCAACGCGATACCGGGGCGACTCAACGCGGTCGACAACTGGTTGTCGCGACAGATCGACGGCGCGGCGGCGCTGCTCATCGACCCCAGTTGCAAGGCGCTCATTCACGCGCTGCGCGGCGGGTACCGCTACAAGATCAGCACCAAGGGGGAGGTTGACGAGAAGCCGGAGAAGAACTACGCCTCGCACATCTCGGACGCGTTCCAGTACCTGTGCATGCACGCCGACCCCGGTGGCATCGGTGGTGGCATGTTCGTGGCGGCGAAGCGCGAAGTGAAGAAGGTGGCGTACGTATACTGAACCGGCTAACATCCGGCGCACAAACGGGAGAGTTACATGGCAGCACTCGGATTGACCCCACCGCCCGCGCTACCCATGCCGGGTGGCTTCGGTGTCCCGCCCGTTCCCATGCCCGCAGGGCAGATGACGGGACCGCCGCCCCCTTCGCTGATACAGCAGCCTGCGGTGACCAACATCGGCGGCATCCTGCCCGTGCAGTCGATGAAGTCGATGCTGGAAGAGCAGAAGCGCGCCAGCGAAGTCCAGCAGCATCAGCCCCTCATCACCGGCCTCGCCGGTCACGTCCGCACGCAGTGGAGCACCAACCGGCTCGCACGGGAACAAACCGTGGAGCAGCGGATGTTCAAGAGCATCCGTCAGCGCCGGGGCGAGTACGACCCCGACAAGCTGACGCAGATTCGCTCGCAGGGCGGCAGCGAGATTTACATGATGCTCACGTCGAACAAGTGCCGGGGCGCGTCGGCGTGGCTGCGCGACGTGCTGCTCGGCTCGGGGTCCGACAAGCCATGGACGCTGAAGCCCTCGCCCATACCGTCGCTGCCGCCCGAGGTTCTCGAAGAACTGCGGCAACGCGCAGTGAACGAGGTGCAGCAGTACATCATGACCAGCGGGCAGCAGGTACCTCCGACGGAGCTTAGAAAATTTCTGACTGGACTTCGCGAAGAGTTCTACGACTCTTTGTACGATGAGGCGAAGAGCAAGGTCCAGAACATGGAGCGCAAGATGGAGGACCAGCTTGCCGAAGGTGGCATGCCCACGGCCTTCGACCAGTTCTTGGACGACATCACTACGTTTCCCGCCGCCGTCCTCAAGGGGCCGGTGATCCGCAACAAGAACAAGCTGGCGTGGAAGCAGCTTGGGCCGGGGCAGTACGAGCCGGACATCAGCGAGACGATGGTGCTGGAATGGGAACGCGTGGACCCGATGATGTGCTACCCGAGTCCCGCGAGCGAGGGCATCGACGACGGCAACTTCATCGAGCGCCACAAGCTGCGCCAGCAAGACCTCGAAGCGCTCATCGGGGTCGAAGGCTACGACGACGGGGCCATCCGCAAGGTGCTGGAGGACTACGGCAGGGGTGGTTTGCAGGAGTGGATATTCGTCGACAGCGAGAAAGCCTTCGCCGAGGGCAAATCCACCACAGGTGTGATGCAAAACCCCGACCGGATCATCGACGCGCTTCAGTTCTGGGGGTCGGTATCGGGTCAAATGCTCCTCGACTGGGGCATGAGCGAAGAAGAGGTGCCCGATCCGGCGAAAAACTACCCGGTCGAGGTGTGGCTGATCGGCCCCTACGTCATCAAAGCCCTGCTGAATTACCACCCGTTGGGGCAAAAACCGTACTTTAAGGCGAGTTATGAGGACGTTCCGGGCCTATTTTGGGGAAATTCGGTCTGCGACCTCGTAAGAGACTGCCAAGACATGTGCAATTCGGTCGGAAGAGCCATCGCGAACAACGCTGGCATCGCTTCCGGCCCTCAAGTAGGGGTGAATTCCGACCGGATGCCGCCCGGTGAGGACATCGAGCAGATGTATCCGTGGAAAATATGGCAATTCACGTCCGATCCGATGGGTTCGACCGCCGATGCCATTACTTTCTTCCAGCCGAACCTCAATGTGGCCGAATTAATGGCCGTTTTCGAGAAATTCGCGATTTTGGCCGACGAATACTCGTCGATTCCCCGCTACATGACCGGCGACTCGCCCACGGGGGGCGCAGGGCGCACCGCGTCGGGTATGTCGATGCTCATGACGAACGCGAACAAGTCGATGAAGCAGGTGGTGAGCAACATCGACAACAGCGTCATCACGCCGCTGCTGAATCGCCTGTATTTTTACAACATGAAGTACGGTGAGGACGATTCGCTCAAGGGCGACGTGCAGATCGTGGCCAAGGGAGCCATCGGTGTGGTCGCCAAGGAGTCGGCGCAGGTGCGGCGCAACGAGTTCCTCAACACCGTCGGTGCGAACCCGGTATTTACGCAGGTGGTCGGTGTCGACGGCATCGCCGCGATCCTGCGCGAGGCCGCGAAGAACCTCGACATGGACCCCGACGAGATCGTACCGCCACAGTTCAAAGTCAAGCTCGCACAGCAGCTTCTGCAAGCGCAGCAGGGCGGCGCGCCGCCGATGGCAGGACCGGGTGGCGCGCCGCCGCAGGGTGGATCACCGCCCGCGCCTGTGCAGAACGGGCAGACGTTGCAGGATGGCGCGCCGATTTCCGACAACTTCGCGCCACAAAAGGCTGCGTAAATGTGCAGCCTGTTGACAAGCTGTTGTGGTCCGCAGTACAAACCGAATGTCAGTCGTGTCCTACCTACACACGGAGAATACACATGGAACGAGGATTCCCCGGTAACCCCAGCCCCGTAGGCAAGCCCTCCGTCAAGGCGCGGCTTACCGCGACTCCGTGCGGCACGCTGCCCATTCATACCGGGCATGGCAAGGAGATCGGGCCGACTCAAGCGGAGCGCAGCTTCACCGGCAAGGGTCACAAGAGCGGTGCCACGAGCAAGGGTGGTCTGACCATCCATACCGGACACGGTACGGAATACGGCCAGACGAGCAGCCGTGGCTAAGGCCAATCCGTTCGCCAAGCTGAAAGCCAAGGCGAAGGCCAAGGCACCGCGCGAAGGTTCGGCGGCGGAAGAGCGCATGGACCGGATGCAGGGCGTCCCCGGCGCGAAGAAGCCGAATCCGTTCGCCAAGGGCAAGCCGTTCGCCAAGGGCGGCAAGACGTAGCCATGGCCAAAGCCAATCCATTCGCGAAGCAAGTGCCGAAGAGGGTGCGGGCGGGCAGACCGCCGAGACGTCCACCGATGGCACTACCCCCGGTGGGCACCGTGCCCGCAGGACCGGGATTCAAGCGCGGTGGTAAGGTCAAGTGCTGAAGTCATGGCCAAGGTAACGGTCAAGCGCCGTCGGTACGCCGAGGGCGGCAAAGTGGTGGAGCCAGAGAAGCCAAAGCCGGAGCCGAAGAAGCCCCCTCCAGTGCCCCTCGGGGGTTTGGGGTTGGGTGATGTGATGCGGCGGCGGCAGGCCCGGATGGATGCCATCGAGCGTGGTGAACCGGACCCCGGCCAGCAAGGTGGGGAAACGCGGCTCGCGCGCGGCGGCAAGGTCAAGAAGAGAAAGTAGTGCGGATTGATTCAAAGCAGCTTGAAGCACTGAAACGTGTAGCACGGTCTTCCGATGGTAGGGTTCTGCAAAGCATCCTCGCAGCGGAACACAAGACCACGGTGGATCACTTGATTCTAGTGTCAGTAGAGAATGTGCAACGCCTGCAAGGCCGCGCCGTACTACTCGACGAGTTGTTGAAGTTGCTCGACCCTGAAGTAGAGTAAGCCGAAGCATTGCGGGCTTACTCCCCCACAGCCCAAGCCCCTTGATAGGGAAGGCGAGAAACGACGATGGCATTGC